GTGAGCGCTGGAGCAATGATCGATCCCATGGTGTGCCCGGCCAGTACCGGATCGCCCGCCTTCTACTACCAGCCAGGCGTTAAAGTGGCAGGCCCCCAGTACACAATATATATTGCTGTACGCTTTGCCCACATGTATGCCTACTATCAAGCTCTCTTCCAAGGTTGCGCTAATATGGCCACCTCCGTACCCCGCGGAGGAGGCGCCGTTAAAATGGTTAGTTTTACGCACCGCGGCAGAGAGGTATGCATCACTTATGGATGGGCAAAGTTGCTCAGTGGTGCTGTCTATCGGTCTAGAGCCCATATTGCAGCCCTTGCAGGAATCTCGGCGATTGTTGCACTTAGGTGCGGGTCACGAGGTCAACTCAGGGCGGCTGCTACCATGGCGGTTGTTGGTGCATTTTTTGCATTCCTCACCCGCTGTGGCAGGGCAACCACAGTACATAGTGGCGCAGTCGAACGCTTGGTCTCTGCTGTTGCAGGGGTCGACGCTACAGTCTGTGCAGACAGGGATGACAACGCAGCTGAGGGCGCGCGGACCGCAGTGACCAGGGTCGTGAGGGAGTGGTTGAATAAGGCCATCCTCCGATTCGGCAGGATGGAAGATACACCTGCCGACAGGCGTGTTCTTAGGCTATGGTTGGGGGATGAAATGAAGAAGGCTGACATGCGTGACAAGGACGCTGTCGCCATCATACCCACTGTGGTTGAGTTTATGTTTGTTCCTGGGATGGAGGAGTTGCAGGCGGATGAGATACGCTGCTCAATGATGAAGCAGGGTCTCATTCGAGCTGTCACTGCGGATCCGTGGTAGGGGGGCCCAGTCCTCGTGCCTGGAGTAGACACCAACACTTGCGTTGAGCGGTATTGGGGTTTGTGCGGTCTCCAGGTACGTAGATTGGGTAGGCCAAAGAACCGAATGCACCCTGTTTTTCCCGGGTTGTCAGGTGCATTGCGGTTTGGCGTTCATAACAACAACTTGAGGAATGGATGCCGCGCATTGGTTGAGAGGGTTTTCCTTCGGGAAGACAACGGGAATTTGATTCCCCCTCCTCCATGCGTGGAGGATGTGAACAAAACCTTGGAGGAGTTCAAGGCTGCGGTAATTACCCGCGTTGGTGTGCACCGCCGTTGGAGTGTTGACAAATTTGTCAATAGCTACACCGGCCGGCGCCAGAACGTGTATGCACGGGCAGCCAAGAGCTTGGAGACAACTCCTGTACATACGGGAGACTTCAAGGTGATGAACGCATTCGTGAAGGCTGAGAAGACCAACCTCACATCCAAGCCAGACCCTGCCCCCCGCGTGATCCAGCCCAGGAATCCGCGGTATAACGTTGAGGTTGGCAGGTTTCTGAAGGGCCTAGAACACAAAGTGTACAAGGCCGTGGAGGATATTTTTGGAGATCCTACGGTGATGAAGGGGTACAACGCAGAGGAAGTCGCCGAGCACATGGTGAGCAAGTGGCAGAGTTTCTCTGATCCAGTTGCTGTGGGCTTAGATGCGTCCCGGTTTGACCAACACGTGCGTCCGAGCATGTTGGAATGGGAGCACTCGGTATATGCCGGGTGTTTTTCCACCGGTGAAGCCAAGCTTTTGAAGTGGCTGTTGCAAGGCCAGATTCGGAATGTGTGCACCATGCGTGTAACTGATGGCTTGGTTAAGTACCGAGTTGACGGTTCTCGCATGAGTGGTGACATGAACACCGCACTGGGCAATTGTCTCATCATGTGTGCATTGGTGTGGCGGTTGGGGAAAGTCCTCGGGATTCGCCTCAAGCTTGCCAACAATGGCGACGACTGCGTGGTATTTATGGAGCGGAAAGACCTAACAGCCTTTAATAATAAGGTGAAGGGCTTTTTCCTTGATTACGGCTTCACCATGAAGGTGGAGGCTCCTTCCTTTTTCATTGAGCAGATTGAGTTCTGCCAGGCCAAGCCGGTATGGGATGGCTGCAAGTGGATCATGGTTCGGGACCCCCGTGTGTGCACCAGTAAGGATGCCACGTGTGTGGTTAAGGACTATGGTTATGGATCCGCAGCGTCATATTGGTTAGGTGCAGTGGGTGAGTGTGGGCTGGCCATGGCTGGGGGCATCCCAGTAATGCAGAATTATTATTCTGCATTTGCCCGGTTTGGAAATACCAACCGCCAAGTGCAGTGCGTCACCGAAACAGGCATGGCGTATCTGGCTAGGGGCCTGCACCGGGAGGCAACGGTTATCAGTGCTGATGCCCGCGTCAGTTTTTGGCGCGCTTTTGGCATTGCACCGACCCAGCAACGGGAGCTGGAGAAGTGGTGTGACAATACCTCTTTGACCTTGCCAAACTCTCCATGCATTCGAGCATACCCCCCTCGAGGCATCCTTCCACTTTTATAAATGGCTAAAAAGAAGAATAGTAAAAACAAAACCGTCATTCGGCGTGTTGCTAAAATTCCGCGATCTCCTTTGGATGCGCAGGGATTAGCATACGCACGGCTGTTGGCAGACCCCTGTAATGCACCTTTGGTGCACCCTGTTTATTCAGGTACTGAGGGTGGCTACCTTATTCGCGCAGACAGCTTTTTGACTGTCGGTGCTAATGCGTTGGAGCAAGCTGGTGTGTTCCAATGGGTGCCTGGCGGCATCGACGCTTTGCAGGATAATATCCTTCTTGGTGCTGCTGCCAATGCCACGACCGCCATTAATCCTGGTGTTTCTGGTGCCGCATCTCCTGCCTGGGATTTCCTTACTAACACGGCTTCCCAGGTTAGATGTGTGGCTGCATGCTTGCGAATCATGTATCCCGGTTCTGAGTCATCTCGCTCTGGTCGTATTGCTTTTGGGCAGGCCAGTGGAGCACTGCTGAAGTCTGGAGTTACGGTTACAGCAAATAATCTTGCTAACACTATGGCACATTACTGCCGCACACCTGCTGATGAGATCGAAGTTGTGTGGAAGCCTAATGATGCCGATCAGTTGTTCCGTAACCCGGCTTTAAACGGTGCTCTACAGGATTTGGATAGGAGAGCAGCTTTGGTTTGCTCTTTCGCCGGTTTGCCTGCTGCAACCGGTGTTGTTTTTCGCATGACTGCTGTGTACGAGTGGCAACCTCGTGTCAATGAGGGCATTGCTGTGCCCAATTTGTCTAAGAGCATGTCGTCCAACACTTTGGATGATGTGGTCAATTACCTCATCCAGCGTGGCTATGGTTTCATCAATGGAGCCGCAGCGAGCGCTGGTCATGGGTTGTCAGCTGGTTTGATCAGTGGCATATCAGGGGTATTTGGCGTTATGCCATCTGTTACCACCAGTCGAAGTCGTCGGGTCATGGGATGACGAACATACTTAAACGCTATCACATCACGCTAGCAGCTGGTGAAAACGGTGCTGTCCGGGTGGGGACCCGGCCGTTTGGTGTGGGATGCGAAAGTATAATACGAAATGGTAAAAAGAACAAATAAATGGGTATCTCCAAACAACCACGTCCCTGGAAACAGGGGGGCTTAAAGAAACGTGGCAACCGCACACCCGTGCTTATACAATACACCCCTCGGG